TTCGTCCCGTGCTGCCAGAGCGTGTGGATGAGGTGCTCGACACCAGGGACCGCTTTCGCCCCATCCGCTTCGTGTGGCTCGCCTATCGCACCCATGTCATCTTGGGGACGCTGGCATCCATCGAGCGGTTTGACGAGGAGCTGCCCAAGCGACTTGAGGAGCAGCGACGGTTGCTGCTCCTCGAAGACTCTGTGGAGGGCATAGGATGAGTGAAATGCCCCAGGAGCTTCAAGACCTTCTGACGAGGGCTGGCCTGGGCAACGGGCAGTGGGGTGAACTGCCCGAGAGACTCGTCAGTCTGGGGACTGTAGAGGACCAGAAGAACGCCCTCCTCAAGCTCCAGGGCCTTCTGGAACAGGTGGTGGAAAACGACCGCCGGACCGTGGTGCGCCTCAAGGAGCAGGTGAACCGCTTGCGCTACGGCGGAGGTAGCTGATGGCTGACGGGACGATTGGACAGTGGGGGACCATCTCTTTCGAGATTCCCGACTTCCTGGAGGACCTCCGGGAAGGCATCAACGACGTGGCCGAGTTTCTTGTGGCCGTCCTCGACATCGTGCTCGCGGCGATGGACCTGGCCAAGACCTTCCTGGTTGGGTTCCTCGACCCGATCATGGCGTTGGTTCAGGCCATCATTGACGAGATTGAAGGTCTTCTCAACGATCTGCGAAAGCTGGGGTTGTACATCACCGGGGACTGGACGCTCATCCAGAATCCCGGCTACCCCTACAACGAACTGCGAGGTGGCTTCTCCGAGTACGAGCGCCGCATGATCGCCCGGCTCACCGACCGGACAGACCCCACTCGCCCCGACGTGTCTGCCCGGACCAAGGTGCTCAGTCTGTTCCTCTACCAGTCGGTGGACATCTCTGACATCCAGCGGTTGATCGCTTTCATCCTCGACATGGTGAGCTTCTTCAAGATGACCTTCCGCCCCACCAGTGGGCTGCCGGTCCCGTCCATCACCGACATTCGCTACGGGAACGACACAGCCAGTGTCTTCTACCCGCAGACGTTGGGCGAGTACTTTACCACCGACGACACTCCGCCGAACCAGGTCGAGGTCCGGTGGAAGATGACCCCACCGGCCCGGAAGAACCCCTACGTGCCCTTCACGAACCTCTACATGCCGGGAGGCTTCCTGGTCACTGTCTCGACGGTGCCGGACGGGATGCCAGTCGTCTATGACCGGCCTGTGGCCAACACGGACGGGGAGACCAGTGTCGCGGACACGAGCAAGAAGGTCCAACCACACCAGTTCGATGTCATCCGCCGGGCCGGAGACGGTAAGCCCCTGATCCTGTTCGGTGGCGCGAAGATGATTCAGACTGCGGGATGGAGTGAGTTCAACACCTCCATCGACAGCGATGGCAACATCAAGCAAGGCAAGACTCGCATCTACGCGGTTCGGAATCCGGCGGACAACGCTGTGGTGCCCCTTGAAGAGTTGACTCAAGGCGGAGATCCGATCTTCCAGGAGACCTACTTCGTACCTATCGAGGTGTCCGGCTCCCAGTGGATGACCGGGGAGTACTCCATCGTCCTCAGCCTGGATGAGATGCCGTTCGATGCTGACATCAAGGTCGAGGACAACAAGATGGTCGTCACCAAGGGCGACCGAGCATCGAACCTCTACGTCAGGGTCGCCACCTGCACGTCTGCCATCGGCAGCGGGGACAAGGAATACAAGTTCGACTTCACCGCCTTGTCCGGTCAGCAGGACGCGACCAGCATCCCCATGACGGTGCCCATGTCGGACGAGACGGTCGGTGTCGCTGACGTGAGTGAGTTCTCGGCTCCTCGGGAGATCACGTTCCCGAACGCCAACACGGCGGCCTACATCGAGTCCCTCAAGGCAGCCATGCTCATCCTGGCGCTGTCCCGGCCCGACTTGCTCACCGTGGAGGAGCAGCTCCAGACTCTCTCGGACAAGCAACTCAGTCTCATTGTCGATGGCAAGAAGCTGATGAACGGGGTGGCCTTGCAGCCGTGCGGTTTGGAGGGTCTCCGGCATCTGCTGGGCTTCCTTTACGACGACTACGCCAAGGAGCGTGCTCAGAAGGACGGCGAACCGGGAGGCTTCCGGTCAGACCTGCGGGACCGCATCACCCGGACGGTCAATGACTTCTATGGGGCCACGGGACCGATGCCCGAGGTAGAGAAGGTCGTAGTTGAGCAGACTGCGATGCTACGGGAACTGACGTGGGGAGAAATCTTCAAGCAGGTCCACCCAGACTTCGCATCCCTCCTCCCGACCCCTATCGATGAGATGACCCTTTGGGAGTCTCTCGACACTGACAAATACGACCAGGGTGGAGATTCGGACTACGGTCTTGCCATTAACCCCTACTGCACAGGACTCACTGAGGGCGTGGTCGCAGACTTCTTCCTTTTGAGCGACCTCATCATCAAGGACCGCAAGCCGCACTTCATGGAGGTGGTTCAGTCTCCACCAGACGAGACTTTCGTCGTCCAGGCCACCGCGACACCAGAGGAGGCCAAGAAGCTCTTGACGGTGGGCGCACCGGGCTTGCGGGTTTATTACGAGAAGTTCATTCAGAAGGATGGCTCTCTTCTGATCCCACCGGATGCCTATTCTGCGATGGAGCAGTACCGTGTCAGCGATTTGACCCAAGGTTCGGCAGACGACTCCCCGGTGTTCGTGATCGATGCGGAGTCACTCCCAGCCTATAGCTACTACAACCCCAAGGGGATTGGTGGTCAGAAGGGTGCGATGTTCTTCTGCCGCAACCTGCTCTATCAATACGAGGATGGGATTCTGTTCCGGCAGGCTGCCCTTGCTCTCAACGTCGCAGCAGCGGCTCTCACCCGCAGTCCCGAAGACGGGGCGTGGCTCAACATCCGGTTCTTCGACACGATGCCGGGGATGGATGACTTCCTGTCTGCCATCCTCAACTGGATGGAGACGATCAAGGCGTCTCTGGCGTCCATCGTGGACACCATCCTGAAGTACATCGAGTTCATCGAGGCCCGCATCATCGAACTTCAGCAGCTCATCCGGCGCATCAACTCGCTCATCCAGACCATCCTGGGGTTCTCGTTCCGCATCCCCCAGTCCTCGGCCCTGATGCTGCTCTCGAACGGTACTGCGGGGACACTGGGTGACTTCATCTCGGCGGACAACAAGCCCAGCGACAGTCCATTGGCCTACGGCGCGGGCATCGCCATCGTGATTCCGGCGGGTCCGGCTCTGGCGATGGACATCTTGAAGGCGTTCCTCTCCATTCAGTCTGGTAAACCCCAGTCGGGGGCAACCATGTCGTCTGGGACCAGCCAGGATGCGATCAACGCCGAGCAGTTGCCTCCGCCTCCTCCACTGCCACCTGACCCGCCACCTGATGTGCTCTAGGAGGACCAATGGCGACGTTCCAAAAGATGAGTGTGTGGCCGGTCGGGTACTTCCGGGCATTCTCCAGTTGGCTCCTGCGGAATCGCCGGAGCATCGCCGCCCGGCTCGCGGCTATCGATGCCGAGGTGGACCGCATTGGATTCATCACGGTGCTCTACAAGGCTGACACGGTAGATGGGAAGGTCCAACTGACCGAACAGCGGGTCGGCTTCGAGGTCACCGACAAGTCCTCCCTTGGACGGCTCTGTCAGGCGTATGTGGCTCAGGGAGGCAATCCCCTCGATATCTCGCCGTTCATGTATCCCGACGCCACCGAAGCTATTGAGGAGGACGCCGAGGGCAATGCCACCGAGTCCGTTGAGAGATACCCTCACGGCGGCGTCGTGGCTCCCAAGTCGGTCGAGTACAACGACCCCACCCCCAAGGAGGGCGAGAACACCGGCTTCGGGGAGTATCAGGGTGGCTACCTCAACACTGACCGCTTCTATGCCCCCCGGATGGGTGGTCGCATGAGCAAGGGGGCCTTCGACTCCGACACCATCACCCGTTACATGCACTCGATGCGACGGTGGGCCAGCCAGGAGATCAAGGAGCGTCTTCAGGACATCGAGTGGCGCATCATCAAGCTCTCCGACCTGCGAGAACAGCTCCTCAAGGAGCGGGTTGAAGTGCTCGTGGCAGCCTTTGGAGGGGCACTCACGGGTGTTGGGGACTTCGATGAAGCCCGGTTTGACCGGGACCTCCAGGTCCAGAACCTTGTCCAGGACATGTACGAGAGACTCTACGAGGTCGAGGCCGATGGAAAGGTGCGGTCGTTCAGCGCCACGGACCCGGTGGCCTTCTTGAACTTCACCTTTGAGGACGAACCCTCTGAAATCAGAGATCCTTTGGGCGGCTGACGATGCTTTTGGGTCGGTGTCTCGTCTATATGCCTCAGTCAGTGAGGTGAGGTGCTATGTCACAGGACTTCCAGCTAGCTTGGCCGTGCCCCCACATGACGATGGAGGAAGTGGTCCCACTGGGGTCTGATCGGCGGTCTCTGCCGACTCGTCAGCCCGTGGCCGGTGCTGGAACCGTCCGCATCCTCGCCAATAATGAAATCTTCATCCCCCAGGCCGGACTCTACTCGGTCGGGCAGCTTTACTCCGCCATTTCGGGGCCTTACGACGTGACCGAGAACGAGGACACCCTGACAATCAGGTCTCCTCGGGGGTCAGAGACCTTCACCTTCGGCGTCACTGGGACCCGGAGGCTCTCGACGGACCAGATCATCCAGGCGATGCTCAAGCAGAAGCTCTCCGTCGTGCTGGCCGAGAACTCGAACGGGCATCTTCTGTTCAGCGACACCTCGACGGTCGGCCCAGACTCGTTCGTGCAGGTGGGCGGCACGATGGCAGCCACCTTGGGTTTCGGGGCTGGACCGTGTGCCACGGTGGGCTACCAGTATCGGGCGCAGGGACAGCTCATCTACCCAAGCTGGAGTATGGCATCGAGGCCCGACACCATCACTAACCGCTTCCCGAAGTTCAACTTCCCGGTCCGGGGCAACCCGATGCTCAAGGTGACCTATTCAGTCCCGGTCCAGCGGTGTCTCCGGTGCAAGGCCACCTACGTCGAGAACGACTACCGCTTCACCGAGGACGGCAAGGCTCTGCTCATCCAGGATGAGAACCTGCTCTACCAGGCATCCCTGAAGATCCTCCTGACTGACCTGGGGAGCAATCCTTACCATGCCTGGTATGGGACGGCCATCCGCTCTCGTATCGGCTCCAAGGCCCTGGCTGGAGTGACGGCTCTCTTGAGTGATGACGTGCGCCAGGCACTCGGTAAGCTCCAGACGTTGCAGGAGAACCAGGCCGATTATCAGACTGTGACGTTCAAGGAACGCCTCTACTCGGTCGTGGCGGTCAATGTGCTCCCCCACCAGCAGGACCCGACCACCTATCTCATCGACGTGGTGGTTCAGAATGCTTCCGGGGAGCCTATCGAATTGAGCATCGTGTTCACCGTGCCCAGCGTGGTGGCCCTCATGGGGAGCAACGGACTCATGCTTGGGACTGAGGCTGCGGGACTCGGTGCGAGCCGCATCAATGTCCCCAACGGGGCGCGGCTTCTGACGGACGGGAGCTGACATGGCGACAGCCGCGAACAAGACTCCTCGCTTCCTGGGACCCGATGGTGTCCTGCGCGAGAACTACATCTTCACCACTGACCTCTCCTACCG